CGTGTCATTGCGTTCTTGTACCTCCTCAAAGTTTTCAGGATCCAAACCAGTTTGCGTTTCAAGTTGAGTATATCTCGATCGCATAGTTGCAAGGATTATTCCTATGGCTCCCAACCCAATTATGGCATACTTAAATTGCCACTGTTGGGTATACGTACGTACAACATCCTTCAATTCCAAAATCCTATTCCGAACCATATTTCTGTACGTCTGTATTGTTGCACAAGTAAACCAATACATGCCAAATGAACATACCCCTAGCCATAACAGACTAAAATAGGGGAAACTCCACATAGCAGCTAGCATCATAGCAACAAAGAAACCATTTCCAGCAACCAATGAGCGTTTTATATCTTCTCTCCAAAAGAAAAGACCAAACTTCAAAACCTTAGGATGGCAAATCCAACTTTCAGGCATGAAATCAAATCTCTCCCACCACTGACAAACTTGGTCAGTAGCTATCGTGGAAGAAGTAAGGGCATGCTCGTACCCTCTCTGGAGTTCTTCCGCACGTCTATGGAAGAACCCTCGTGCCTTTCCTGAATAATATTCCCACTCGCCGGCGTGGGGATCAAGAGTCGGTTTAGAACTATCACCACAATACGGGACTCTTGTACAAGCACCCATACCAGGTTCTCGTTCCATGGTAGGACTAGAAAATCTTCGCTTGAACTTTGGACTTTTGCGGGGTTTGCTCTTAGCAATCTCCCTACAATAAGGTATATCCGTTCTAGCTTTTGGACTACATTTCTCTTCACATTTAGGACAAGACACTTTTTCCAACACCGTTGCACAATCACAATACAACATTCCACATTTCTCACATTTAGTGGGAATAGATTCTTGATTAGCCAAATATTGACCTTCTTCAGTAAAATGTTGTTTGGATGCTATCTGCAACCACCTCAAATACTCTTTAACAGAGACTCTCTTCAGCTTCTTACCTTCAAATTCGACAGGTTTCATAGCAGAGAGGTTGACGTTTCTCTTGTTTTGAGCAGTGTACGTACGCACAGTCAAATACCAAGCATCGGGACATGATGTTTGACCGTACAGAGCTTCAATCTTCTTCTTGTTAAGAATTCCATTCTCACAACACTCAGGTTTAGGCTCCACTTTTACGTGGTACATACGTCGAAGAACTGATTCAGGTTCATTGGAATATTTCGCTGCATTAAGATGCTCAACATTAGTCGAAACAACACAAAAATAAGGATTCAGAGAAACCTTTCCTTTCAAAAACACATCCGCCATTGGCGCTAAGTATTTAATGTTGTTTATGACTTGAATCAAACGATATGCAGGTGAAAAATCCATAAATTCTTCTTTGGTGTTGGCGAAGTCGTCAAATATGATTGCGTTGATATGAGATCGCACTGAAGATGCAAACTTGTCATTATCTGCCCAAGTTGCAATACGATCTTTTTCAGCACTCAAATCATTATAGACGAGTCCGGCGTTGACAGTTAAGTTTGTTAGACTAGATTTTCCACATCCAGATTGTCCAAACAAACATACTGCAAATGGGGCTATTCTCAACCCGCCCCTGGTTCGCAATTGCGTGAATTCGGTTTCATTATCCCTCAACTTATCCATACGATCAGAAACATACTTCCTTTCGAAAGTTTGACTTCTTTTAATGAATTTTAAGAGATTATCACCAAATTCAATTGCCTTCTTCAAACGAGCTTCATATTCATTGTCATCGATATCAGTATACTCTCTAAGATTACCTGCTAAGGCATATCCGTGGAAAGATCTGATTTCGTTGTACATTTGATCAAACTCGGAAATTTTATCATCTTCCATAAAGAAAGCTGACA